GTTCGCGGGAGCTGTGTCGAAGGTCAGGATGTTGGTGGCCGGGTTGTAGACCCAGTCGTAGACGCGGACGCCTGCGACTGTGACCTTGGCCACGAACAGGGGCTTCGCTGCGACGCTGAAGCTCACATTCGACCCGGTGCCGCTCGCGCTTTCCGTGGTCAGCGTGGTGCTCAGGATCTCGTCCTTCCATTTCGTAGGCTTGAACATTGTCGGGTTTCCTCCTTCCTTTATTCGTCCTCAATGACAGGCAGGACGATCTTGATCATGGCGCCCTGCCCGGAGGCCTTGGTGATGTTTTCGGCCTGTTCGGCCGCGACCACTCCGCGGATGTCGATGATCCGGGAGGCGATGATGGTGCCGGCGACGTTATCGAGCGCGGAGCAGACCGCGATCAGGACGATGCTCGTCCCTTGGATCTCCTTCGTCTGCAGCTCCGCGTTGTACCACGTCGACCCGACTTTGAGCTGGACCTTGTCGATCGCCTGCAGCCATTGACGGCGGCGCTGATCGAGGAAGTCGTTCTTGTAAAATGCCATTGGTGTGCCCTCCTTTCTTAGGCCCCGCAGACCCTCGTCCCGCACTTCACGTAGGCGAAGGCGTCGGGGATCGTTTCCGGACCTGACTGTGCGATGTTATCCCTCAGGCCGCCCACGTTCTGCGGGTGGGGCCTGACGCCCGTCAGGGCTCCGTCTCCGGGCTTCGTGTAGCCGAAGATCCCGGGCTCGGTCTCATGTCCGGAGAGGACCGTGATCGAGCCGTAGCCGCCGACGTTGGTGATCCGCGGACGGGTACCGGCCTTCACGTAGATGAAGGCGCCGGCGCCGCCGACGTGCTTCGCGAGGACTGTGATCACGTGTTCCATGTAGGCATAGACGCCGAGCAGCCTCGAGCGGGCGCTCTTGGCCGCGTTGGCGGCCTCGATGAACTCGTTGTAGAGGGTGTCGTCGCTGACGTCCTCGGTCGTGCAGATGTAGAAGGTGTAGGGCTTGCCGTTCACCTCATACCACTCGACCACGACGCCGCTGCCGAGGTAGTTCGAGACGAGCTCCTCGACTGCGTACTTGGTGCCGCGGTGTGCTTTGATCAGCCTCGCGTTTTTGATGGTCGCCCGCTTGGCCTCGATCGTCATGCTGGACTTGTACCAGTCGACGTTCAGCTCCCACGCGAGCTCGTCCAGTTGGGCCTCAGGCAGCGCGTCGATCTGATCCCAGACGCGGAGCTGCTTGGCGCGGCTTCCGGGATCCCGGATCAGCTCGTCGACGGCCTTCGTGAGGGCGATGTTCGCCTCGTCCTTCCTCATGAACTGCGGCAGCAGGCGGAGGGAGTTCGGCGCGTTGATCTTCTGGCCCATTTAGTTCACCCCCTCCTTGACGATGTGGCTGACCGTCAGGTTGCCGGACCACTTCGCGAGAGTCGTCCCGGGCAGGTCTTGGTAGACCGGCTTCGTGATCTGGACCATGGTGGCGCCGACGGCGCCCTCCCAGTCCGGCGCGAGGATCAGCTTCCTGAGGTAGTCCGGGTTGATGTCGCGCTTCAGGCTGCTGCCTTGCCAGTAGACGTACTGGTCGATCGCTCCGCCGGATCCTTCGACGCTTGCGATGCAGGCCGCCTCGTCGGCTGCGGTCGTGTAGTAGACCAGCTCGATGTCGAAGTACTCGACGTCCGGGGCCTTGACCGTCACGCGGTCCGTGAGAGGCCTCACGTCGCTCGCGCTGCAGGTGTCCAGCACGGCGGCCAGATCTTCGGCGGTTGGGATCTCGCCTCCGAAGCAGACCGGCGTGATCACGACCTCGCCGTCGGCGATCTCCTCGATCTCGACGTCCAGAGACGCCGCGGACGCGAGGATCCCGCCCGGGACGATGGTGATGATCAGGAGCCGGCTGTCGGAGTAGTCGACGGAGTAGTCGCTCGTCAGAGCTGCGACCGTCGAGGATCCGTGTGCCTTGACCTTGAGGGTGGCCTCCTGCAGGTTCTCTCCGCCGATGAAGGCGTAGGCCGTGCCGCTCCGCGTGTAGACCGGGATCTCCTCGGCTCTCGTCCGGATCAGGTTCTCGACGATGGCGTCGGAGATCCTCGCCGGGTTCGAGGCGATGGCCCAGTAGCGGTAGGCTGCAGCCGGGCCGGCCGTGCTGATCGCGTCGCCGGAGTTCCGGATCCGCTCACGGTATGCGTCGTCGCTTTCCTCGTCCTCGCCGCCGCCGGTGGCCACGATGTTCGTGACGTTGTCGACGAGCGGGATCTGGCTGATGTCGACGATGGTGTTGATCTCGCCGATGCCGATGTCGTTGCCTTCCTTGCCGCCCGTCTCGGCCGTGGCCGTGACGTCGACGTAGGTGCTGCCTGCCTGCAGGACGACCGTGTTGTCTGTCACGAAGTAGCGGACGTAGTCGCTGGTGCAGCGGATCCCGGCCGGAATGGCGATGTTCGTCGAGATCGCCTCGTCGATCGAGAAGCGCAGGGTGGTCGTCGCCGGCTTCGGGCTCTCCCGGTAGACCTTGAAGTTCTCACCCAGCGCGTCGAGGACTTCGCCCCGTGCATAGCGGAGCATCTTCTGTCTGCAGCTGTCATTGACGAGCGAGAACAGAGAAACAAAAAGCGGCGCCAGAGCCGACTCGCCGAAGATGCGGCGCTCGTCGCCCGGGTACAGCGGTTCGCTGCATCCGTTTTCGAGCTGCTGCAGGATCGTGGTCAGGATGACGCCGCTGTCTGTTTCGATAAAATCGAGATTGCTCACTTTTCTCCCTCCTTTCTGCTCAGTTGGATGTCATACGTGAAGTCCCCGCGCTCGTTGCCGGTGACTTCGATGTGGTCGACGTCGATCCTCGGCTCGAAGATCTCGAGCTGCCTCTCGGCGTCTGTTTGAGCCTCTCCCGCGGCCGTGTTCATCGGCTGGTCGTGGAGACGACCGTCGACGCCCTTGATCCGCTCGTAGGCGACCTCGCCCCGGATGGTGCTGAGGATGTTCGTCGCGCAGACCTCTGGCCTGCCGTTTCCGCTTTTTCTCATGGCGTTCCTCCTTCTCACCCGAGGCTGAGCTCGTTCGTGTAGACCCAGCTGTTGATCCCGTCGGGGTTGCCGAGGAGGGTCTTGGCGCCGTTGATCTGGCTGACCTTGTGCTTCCTCTGCTTCACCCAGTCCGGGATCTTCTGGCCGGTGTAGTATCTGGTGCCGGTCGGGTAGACGTAGTCGCCGACCTTGATGCCTCTGGCCGGGGCCTGCTGGACTGCTGCCGGAGGCGTTGCGATCTCGGCCTTGACGGCCGGAGTCGCTGCGACCTTCAGGGCGCTCGTGGTCGTCTCCGGGACGCTGGTGGTGTCCTTGTCGTACTCCTTGAACGTGAAGCTCAGGGTCGCGAGGAGCATCCGCCCGCTGTTGTCCAGTTTGACGTCGCTGACTGCGACCTTCCGGAGCTGGAACTTCGGGCCGAGCTGCCGGCCGTTCAGGTAGAAGGGGCCGGTCAGCGTGACCATGCCCTTCCATTGTTCGATCTCGCTGCGGACGTCGACGCCGGCGCCGGAGTGCAGGACCGTCTTGAAGGTCAGGGGGACGAGCTGCGTCCCGCGCTGATTAGTCGGCGCTTGACTCTCGGTACTGCTGTTGTTGTCCGCCTGCTGCTCATAGGAGAAGGCGAGGTTCTCGAGTGCGAGGACCTCCCGAGGGCTGACGACCCACTCCTTGTTTCTCCATTTTGCCATCGTGGACACGTGTCCTCACCTCCTTCACTCGTTGGCCTGTCCGGTGACGCTGCTGCCCGGATCGTGGCCCCACGTGTAGTTGTGCGTGTGCTTTTGGAGGCTGACCCCGCCAGCCTTGACGTCTCCGGCGGCGGCGATCCCGGCGATGAAGTAGTAGCCCCAGTCGCCGTCGGCTCTCCCGAGGAGGATCCCGGTCTGATCGTCGAACTCGACGAACACGACCTCCATGCCTTTCTTCAGGTTCCCGCTGCCGCCCCTGAGGTGCCACGGGACGACGAGGTCATTGGTGACGATCCCGGCCTTCGTCTGCACCCTTGCCGTGTTTTTCGCGGTGTTCAGGCTCGCGATGGTGCCTTTGTCGATCGTTCCCATTTAGTAGCCCTCCAAAATGACCCTCCTGAAGTAGAGGGTGCTGTTGTTCTTGACGTAGTCGTGGCGGACCTTGCTCAGGAAGATGGTCCCGTCCCACGCTGCCGCCTTGGTAGTTCTGAGGCTCATGATGCTGACTGCAGCGTAGCCGGTCATGAGCTCCTCGGTGAAGCTCCCGGTCTGGCCGTTCTTGTTGGCCTCCCTGAGGAGCCCCTTGGCGAAGCGTGCCGCCTCTGCGGTGCTGTTCACCTTGATCGGGATCGTCGGCCGGAGGACCTTGTCGGTCGTCGCCTTCGGATCCGTGAAGGATCCGGAGACGCTCCCGCTCGTGACCTCCGCGCTGCCGTAGGCGAGATCCGTGGCGTCGTTGTAGAAAAAGACGCCCGCCTCGCCGATCTGCAGCTCGCCGACCGGCGTCTGCTGCTCGATGTACGCCTCGTTGTAGACGATCAGGCTGCCGTCATAGATGACCATCTGGCAGCCCTCGAGAGAGCAGAGCCGAGAAAAAAACGCGAAGTCTGTCTCGTTCGTCTGGGCCATGTAGGCATAGACCTGATCCGTGACTCCGTAGATCTTGAAGGTCAGGCCGTGCCGGGCGGCGATCTCGTTGCCGAGCTGGAAGAAGTGGACCGCGGCCCACGACTTCGATCGCTTTTCCTTGCCGCTGATCGGCATTGACATGGCCCTGACCGTGTAGAGGCCGTTCTCCGGCCTCATTTGGTGGATGAACATGGCCCCCGTCTTTGCCGCCTCGTGCTCGAAGGCGATCTTGTCGCCGGGTTGGGGGTTCCATTTGCTCCATACGCCTCGCGGATCATTGAACCGGAGGACGAGGGTGTCCGCCTGCTTTTCCGCGTTCATTTCGTGGACCGCGTAGTTCAGGCTGACGTCGTTGTAGATGTCAACGCCGTTGTAGAGGATCCTCATGTCTCCTCACCTCGGCGCCATGGCGGGAGCGTCTCCGGCGTGTCGACGCTCTCGTAGATCGGGAGCTTCAGCTCCGCGTTGGGCCCGAACACGACCACGTCGGCCGTGTCCGGGTTGAACTTGATGATCCGGTGGGCGAGCCGTTCCTCGCCGTACATGGCCAGAGCCAGCGCGTCGAAGGTGTCGCCCTCCCGTGTCGTGTAGGTCTTGTACCCTATGATCCTATCAGACAAAACAGCTCACCTCCCTCATGTGGATGAACTCCTCGAGCCAGTCGAAGAACTCGGCCTCGTGCTCGCGCAGGCGAGCCATGAGGTCGTCGCTGCTCTCGCCGGATCCTTCGACCGTCGGGCTCCATGTGAAGCCGCTGAAGTCGTAGATCACGGTCGGGCCGCTCGTGCTCTGGCTGAGCTCATTGAGCGAGAAGTTGTCCAGCTCGACCAGTTTGCCGGCTTGGGCCGTGTAGCTTTCGCCGGACTGCTCCGCGAGGACCTCGCGGAAGATGGTGGCCATCTTGTCCCAGAGTGTATCGAGGGGCAGGACCGCCTCCTGACCGGCTTCGCCTCCGCCGAGCAGCGTGCCGCCGAGCATCCCGAAAAGCATCGGGTTGTCGAGGATGCCGCCTTCTGCGTACCAGCTGATCGAGAGCTTCGGGATGGAGCCCTCCAGCAGGTCGCCGATCTTCCAGCCCGCCGGGCTGATCGAGAAGTGAGGCATGGGGATGCTGGGCCACTTGAACTGGAAGGAGAAGAAGCCCTTGATCTTGTCGATGATCTCGCTGACCTTGTTCTTGGCGTTGGTCATCTTCTCGCTGATCGAGTTGTAGACGTTGGAGAACACGGTGCTCGCCGTGCTCTTGATGTTGTTCCACGCGGTGCTCGCATTGTTCTTCACGCCTTCCCAGAGGGTCGAGAACTTCGTCGAGAGCGGGCTGGTGATGTTGGTGCTGAACCAGCTGCCGGCCGAGTTCCATGCGTTCTTCACGCCTGTCCACGCCGTAGAGGCCGCGCTCTTGATGTTCTCCCACGAGTTGCTGAAGAAGTTCTTGACCGGCTCGGTGACGTTGGTGCTGAACCAGCTGCCGGCCGAGTTCCATGCGTTCTTGATAGCGTTCCACGCGGTAGATGCTGCCGTCTTGATCCCTTCCCAGAGTCCCGAGAAGAAGTTCGCGATCGGCTGGATGATGTTGGTGTCGAACCACGTCGCCGCCGCGTTCCATGCCGTTTTCACGGCTTCCCACGCTGTCGACGCTGCGGTCTTTATACCGTCCCAGAGGTTCTTGAAGAAGTTCACGATCGGATCGATCACGTTGGTCTTGAACCAGCCGGAGACGGCCGACCAGACGCCCTTGATCGTTTCCCATGCGTTCGTGAAGATCTCGGCCGCTTTCTGGCCGAACTGTTTGAACCACTCGATCACCTTTTTGACTGCTTCCGTGATCCCTTCGATGACAGACGTGAGGATCTGGATCGCTGCGACCAGCACCTCGCCCGCGAGCTCGGCGATCCATTCGAGGATCGGCGTCAGGACGGAGAGGACGTTCTCGATCAGCCAGCTCAGCACGTCGATGATCGGCGTCAGGATAGGCATGAGAGCCTCGAGCAGCTTCACGATGACCGGAAGGATCGAGTCGCAGAGCTGCTGGATGATAGGCATGAACGTCTCGAGCAGCTGGATCACGATCGGGAGGATCTTGTCGATGATCTGGTTGATTATAGGCATTAGCATTTCCAGCAGACGGATCACGACCGGAAGGACTGCGTCGATGATCTGGCCCACGATAGGCAGGAGAGTCTCGAGCAGCTTCGTGATCACCGGCAGGACTGCGCTGATGATCTTCAGAAGGATCGGGAGCAGCTGCTTCACCAGTTTCACGATGACCGGCATGATGTTCTTGATGATCGTTTTCAAGATCGGCGTCAGCATTTGGATGACCTGAACGAGGACCGGCAGGATGTCGGTCATGATCTCGACGATCGGAGGGATCAGTTCCTCGCCGATGGCTGCTGCCATGTCGAGGATCTCCGGGAGCAGCTCCTCAATGAGAGGCATGATGCTCGGGACGATCTTTTCCACGATCGGGACCAGTTTCTCCGTCATTCGTTCAATGATCGGGATCAGCCCGTCCATGGCCTTGCTGAGGACCGGCATGAGGTCGTTGATCATCTTGAATACTGCATTTGCCAGAGGCTTCAGGGCGACCTCTCCCTTCTGTTTGAGTAGCTGCAGCATTTCCGCGAAGTCGTAGGTGTCCTCTGCGGCTCCTCCGATCGTTTCGCTGGATGCTTTCAGCTCTGCCTCGAGGTCTTTGAGCGATAGCGCTCCGGACTCGACCGCCTCGACCATGGTGGCGGCGCCTTTGGTTCCGAACACCTCGCAGGCGATGTTGTACGCCTCCGTCGAGCTCTCTGCGTTCAGGATGGCGTCAATGTACGAGTCTATTCCCTCGTTGATATTCGTGAAGCCGTCGGCTGCTGCCTTCTTCGCGGCCTTGTTCAGGGCTGTCATGACCGTGCTCGAGTCGTAGCCGGCCTTCTCGACCTGACCGAGGAGCGTCGCCGCGTCCTCGAAGCTGTACCCGCACTCCTGCAGGATAGCTCCGGAGCTTTGCAGCGTTCCCATGAGATCGGAGAAGCCGACGCCGGTGCTCTGGCTCACCTTGAAGATGTAGTCCATGGCGTCGCCCATGTTCTCGGCCTCGATGTCCCAGTTTTGGAAGGCCTTCGAGGAGGTCTCGATGACGGTGCCGAGATCCTCGCCGAGCATATCGGCGACTTGGATCGCTTGGACGCTGATGTCCTCGAGGGCCGTGCCGGTGAGGCCGAGCCGTGTGTTGTAGTCTGCGATCGCTTTGGAGGCGTCCTCCATCGTGGTCGGGACGGAGGAGTAGACGTTGTCGAAGCTGTCGAGCAGCCCGTCCAGAGCTTCGCCGGTGGCGCCGGTGCCGATCCGGATCGTGTCCTCGACCTCGTCGAACTTGCCGCCGAGATCCGCGAGATACTCGCCGGCCTCAAAGACGGCCTTGCCGATGGCGATGACGCCGGCCCCCACGGCCGCGCCGACGGCGATCGCTTTGACGTTCAGGCCGCCGAGCTTATCGGTCGCGCTCTTGATTGACTTTTCGAGGCTCGGGCTGAGACTGCCCGCGATGCTGACGACGGCCTCAAGCTGTTTAGACAATGCGATCACCTCCTTTTCTGCGGCTTATATAGCCGCGGCTTGTTTCCTTGCTTTTGTTTCTGCCGCTCCTGCTCCTCGCTGAGCTGTTCAGCGGCTTCCGCGTACTCCACGAGGAAGTCGATCAGGCTTTTTCTTTCGAGCTCTGTGACGCCGGTGTGGTAGACGCGGGCGTAGTCCCGGAGGGCTCTGCGGACTCGCTTGCCTGTGACTCCTCGTCCTCCGATTTCAGAATAAAATTTCGGCCGATCCCCGTGACCTCCACGACGTCCGCGCCATGGAGACGCTCGAGATCCGACCAGTCGATCTCGGGGTTGACTGCGATGATCGCAGCGAAGCCGAGATAGAGGTGCAGGCCGAAGTCGAACTCGACCGCGGGCGTGATGTTCACGGAGCGGCCGGCGGCGGTCTTGCGCTTCGCCTCAGCTTCGACGAAGCCGATGGCGGTGATCGCGTTGGTGTCGTAGGTCAGCTCCTTGACCTGCTTGCCGTTGATGGTGATCGGGTTCTTCAGTTTGATGCTGTTCATGGTGGTCTCCTTTCATTTTCCGGCACAAAAAGCCCCGACCGACGACGGCCGGGGCTCCCGTGCTTGTTGCCTGCATTAGAGCAGGCTGCTGATCTGCTTGTAGTAGTCGACGCCGTTGATCTTCAGGGTCGGAGCGAGGCGGTCGACGCAGAGCACCTCGGCGCCGTTGCAATAGATCTGCATCCGGCTCACGTTGTAGGTGCTTTCCATTTCGGACGCGCTGCCGATCTCCACGCCGAGGTCCGGGGTGGAGGCGGGCATGGTCCTGATGAAGGCCTTGCAGCCTTCCTGCGAGACGCTGCCGTCGCTCTTGACGACGCTCTGGACCCAGCGGAACTCGATGGTGTGCTTGACCAGCCGGTTCATCTTGCTGAAGCCCATGTCGAGGCCGACCTTGGTGATCGACGCCTGCATATTCTCGAGCAGCCCGATCAGCGGGACGCTCATGTTGCCGAGGGCCTGCACGTCGGCGCTCAGGAAGCTGAGGCCGGGCAGGGTGAAGCTGACGTCTTTCGCCGTGAGGGCTCCGTCGACGTAAACGGTGTCGGCGACTACCGCGCCTTTAATGTCCATCCATGCCATGATTATTCACCTCCAAAATAGGCGGCGAAGCCGTCGTCGGTGTAGCAGACGCGAGCGGTGCCGCTCTTGAAGGGCGGCGTGTTCGTGAACTGGATGTCGAACACAAAATCGCCCTGCATGATGTCGTTGGTGCTGTTCGCGCTCTCGAGGAACTCCACGGAGGGGTCCCCGATGATGGCGCCCAGACCGACGAGACGATCGAGCTCCTCCTGTTCTGCGTTGATGATGCTGTCCTTCAGGCCGAGGGTCATCGGGCCGTCGATCTCCACGCCGTGACGGCGCTGGAAGCCGTTGGTGATGAACTCGAGCATCCTGAAGTTGACGTCGAAGATGCCGCGGGGATCCATGCTGGTGCCGAACTTATAGGCAGCAGTATGAGGCCCCCAGAGCACCCAGCGGCCGTCCCAGAAGCAGAGCGAGGTGATGCCGACCTCGTTCAGGTCGTTGACCTCGACCTGATCGTAGCTGGGGTTGCTCACGCCGGCGCCGAAGTACTGACCGGTCGCCATGATCTCCTTGTTGGAGGGGCTCTCCATCGGGACGGACTCGTGGCTCAGGTCGACGCGCAGCATGGTCGCCGCGCAGGTGGTGGAGAGGTGGTAGACCTTCCCGGAGCCGTCGATCTTCTTGGGCCAGCAGACCTTCGAGCGCTCGCTGGCGTAGCCGTTGGCCGTCTGCCATGCTTTCGCCTTCGCGATGGTGTCGACCGTCGAGTTCGCAGGGATGTCCGCGATGACGAAGGCCTCCCAGTGGCCGTTGATCTTCTGAGACGCGGCGACCATAGCGGTGTAGACGTCGGGATCCTCGGACCAGCCGGGGGCGGCGATCAGGTTGGGACGGCGTTGTACTTGGTGTAGAGCTGCTTGATCGCAGCGAGGCCGGTCGAGGTGCCGTCCGCGTTGACCGCGCCGATGATGGTCGTGCTGGTCACGAGGGAGACCTTGATCGGGTAGTAGGTGATCGTCTCGGTCGCGGTCAGGGTCGTGATCGGGGTGACGATGACCACGTCCTCCTCGGCGTCGTAGGAGACGTCGAAGTTGGTGCCCTTCACCTTGCCGGTCACGCCGACGGTGTCGAGGATCACGTTGTGGCCGTTGCTGATCTTCACGGGACCGTCAGAGAGGTCCTGATTGTTCAGCGTGACCTGCGTGTCCTTATGCGTGTCGGGATCCAGCACGTTGATCACGTAGATCGGGCCGCTGTTCGCGACGGAGTTGTTGAAGTGCTCCGCGAAGGCTTCGCAGAGGGTGTAGCTGTCCCAGTCGTCGAGGTAGCCGAACGTGGCTCTCGCCTCGTCCATGTTCCGGAGACGGACCGGGGTGTTGATGATGCCGGCGGCGGAATACCCAGAGATCAGGTGGACCGGGGCGGTGCCGACGTACACCAGAACGGTGTCGGCCTGAGCCGCGGCCACGGCTTTTCTCTTGGTGATCTCGCCGTAGGCTCCGTGCTTATAAGCCATGGTATTATCCTCCTTGTATTCTTGACCTGTGAGTAGGTCGTTCTGTGTCCTGCTTATAGCAGTTCTTCGTACGCTTTCGGCGTCCGTGTGACCAGACCGGCCTCGATGTTGAAGCTGATCCAGCTGTTCCAGTAGGGATAGTAGTCCCAGATCGCACCCTCCTCGACGAAGGGCCCGAACTCGATGTCCTGCTCCTTGATCAGACGGCAGCCGGCGAAAAACTCGGTGCCCTCGATCTCACGGAGCGCGACGTCCATGAGGTTCCAGATGTCCTTCCAGCCGTCGAGGTTCCTCGCGTAGCTCGCGGGCTCTGTCCCCTGTGAGAAGGCCACGCCGAAGGGCGCGTCCTCTGCAGCGTGAGGGACGAAGATCTCGCCGCTCTGGGTGCCGGGGTTCCAGCAGGAGATCGCGAGGCGGATCTTCATGAGGCGCTTGTGCTCGATCATGCGGTCCTTGGCCTCCATGACCTGCACGCAGATCGACGGGCACGGGGCGGCCACGTTGGGAGGGAGCCGGTCTTTCGCCGGGACGAAAAGCGCGAACGCCGCCGGCTTTACGTACTGGACCTGTCCGCCGACGGAGCTGTCCGTCGGCTTTTTGAGCGTGACCTTGCTGCAGATGTTCTCGTCGACCCAGTTCGTCAGGTCCTCGATGATCTTCGTGTTCGTCATGTCTGACCCTCCTTACATGGTGACGTTCTGCCTGAGAGCGATCTCGGTGAGGCCCATGGATCCGGCCCACTTCACGACGATCATCTCCTTGCCGTCGACGTTGATGATGGACTCCGGACCGCGCTCAGCTGGCAGCAGCTCGGTCTTGCCGAAGATGATCATGTCAGCCTCGACGTGGCCGACGATCCTGCCGTCCTTGATCTTGTTCACGGTGTCCTCGTTGACGACGCAGATCACGCTCTGGCCTTCGATCATGTGCTCGTCCGCAAAGTCGTCCACGTTCAAAAAAACGCGGTCGAGATCCGCGGCCACCTGATCTTTAAGGCTCACAGGCGTCCTCCTTGGGTTTCTTGCGCTTGCCGGCGGTCGCGCTTGCCTCCGGCTTCTCGCTCTTTTCTTTGGGCTGCTCCACGTACACGGCAGCACCCAGCTCGACGAGCTCGGCCTCCTTCTCGGGAGACTGCTCGAACGGAGCCGAGTCCGGCGTCTTGCTTTCGTAGATGCCGGACTCGTTGGGGGCCTCCATGGTGTAGACGCCCTTGGTCAGTTTGATCATGTTGCTGCCCTCCTTACACGGGATCGGCAGCGCCGACGTCGGGAGCGTCCTCAGGATCCGCGTCGAGGTCGGCGTCGCCTTCCTCGTTCACGATCTCGTCGATCAGAGCGATGACGTCCTTCTTGGAGCGGAGGCTCTTGAGCTCATCCTCGGTCGCGCCGACGCTGCGGGCGACGTCCTTGAGCTCGTCGAGCTTCATGTCCTCGTTGTAGACGAGCGCGTCCTGATCGTCAGGCGCGGGATCCTGCATGGCCGGATCCGCCGCCGGTGCTGCTGTTCCGTCAACGATGACGGCGACCTTCAGGGCGACCAGACGGTCGGCCTCGGCGTCCTCCACGAAGAAGGGCCCGTCGTCGGGCGTTTTAGGTTCGACGGCCGGAGGGTTCGGTCTGAAGCCGTAGGTGCCGTTGATGATTTTGATCTGTTTCATGCTGTGCTCCTTTCTTTATGCTGCAGCCTCGCCGCTCTTAGGAGACGACGTTCGCGGCGTATCTCCACGGCGCCTTGTTCTTGGGCGCGGTGAGAGGACGGGACGCGAGTCTGAACTTGCGGGTGTCCTTGTCCTGATCGACGACCAGCTTCGGGATCCTCTGGCCGGTGAAGGTCTCGGGCTCGTCGGAGCCGTAGGGGATCTGAGTGATCGCGCCGTAGTAGCGCTTGCCGCAGCCGGGAGCCGTGACCATCGCGGACTTCGCAGGGAAGAAGCTGGTCGCGGTGCCGTTGTCCGCCTTGTAGCGCTCGCGGGCGACGAAGATGTTGAGCATATAGCCGTCGAAGTCGAGCTGGCCGACGTGAGAGACGCCCGGATAGGCGATGCGTGCCTCGAGGTCGCCGATGAACTCGTGGCGCTTGTCGAGCAGGTTCTGCAGGTCGCTGACCGTCTTGATCTTAGCCCACGCGGTAGAGCCGAGGACCAGATCGGTCGCGGGCAGTCCGGACTCCGCGAGGCTGTCGCACATGGTGATGACGTCCGCCTGCATGAGCGCGAAGGTGGACCAGACGGGGTTCACGGTGTAGATGCCGGGGTTGCTGCCGTTGGTGTCGTAGAAGTAGATCGGCAGGCTGCGGCCGGTGGTCGCTGCGTCGATGTACTCCTGAACGGTGACGCCGTTGTTGATCATGGTCTGGGCGGCCATCCACTCCTCGCGGCGGACGATGCGCTTGGTGAGGTCGGTCAGGTCGCGGATCTGCAGTTTGCGGGCGCGATCAGCGGGGGTGCTGTTCGCGTAGAGAGCTTCGCCGAAGCCGCGCTTCTTCAGGTCGTCCAGAGTCAGGAGACGAGAGGGAGCGATGAGGGGCGGCTCGAACTCGTGGAGCTCGTAGCCGTTGCGGTCGACGGGGATGTCACCCGCACGAGGATCCACGAACGGGGCCATCTTGCGGTCGCCGTCCATGAACTCGACGAGGATCTTGTCGGTGGCGAACTCGTCGGTCTCCCCGAAGTAACGATCGCGGAAGAACGTGGTGTCGGGGACGATCTCCTCAGCCATGCCGGCGAGGTAGTAGGTGTCGAAAAAGTCGATATTCTGTGCCATTTCTTTGTCCTCCTTGTCTTAGATGGCAGACTTGGCCACGAGGTAGATCCCGCGCTCACGCAGGACGTCCTTGTCTGCCTCTGTGATGGTGTAGCCGCTCTTGACGGTCAGCTTCGCGGGGTCGAAGCAGCCCATGTCATAGACGGCGGCGTTCACGTCGTCGCTGGTGCCGACGTAGATGTCGTCGGCGAGGATGCAGTCGGCGGTCAGAACTTCGGCGTCCTGTGCTGCGACTGCGGGGGTGTCGATTTCGTAATAGGTCGCGATGTTGGCGTCTGCCGGATCTGCCACCGGTGTGTAGACGTAATTGGGGCTCTCGCCGCTTCTGGTGTAATAGGTTTTACCTGCTACGACTGCTGTGTCCGGCGAGTCTTTGTAGGTCGCAGCAGCCTCCTGAACTGCCGGTGCTGCGGTGGTGCCGAGGATGACGTACTTGTCATCGCCGGCGGAGCCGGAGCTCTTAGCGAGGATGGTGCCGCGCACGAGCGTGGCAGCGGCGCCGAGCTTGCGGATGGTGACGCCCTTCACCTTCGCCTCAGGAGTGAGGCCGGAGATCAGGCCGTCGTAGGTCATGGTGTCGACCATTCTGTTGAGATTGCGTGCCATTGTTTAGCCCTCCTTCTTCATGGCTGCCTTCGCAGCTTCGCGGCCTGCGGCCCTGCGCTGCTCTTTGGTCAGCGGTTTGTCTCCGTCAGCATCGCTGGCGGCTGCTTCCACCTTCTGAGCGCCGGAGGCCTTGTTGTCGGCCGCGACGTTCTGCAGGTGAGTGATCCCGAGCTTGGCCTGCTTCTGCATAGCGCGGAAGGCAAGCTGCTCAGCGGTGCAGGCTCCCTCGCCATACTTGGCGTCCTGCACCATGTCGGTGTCGCCCACGGTCGCAGCGATCTCGTCGATGCCCTGCAGCCTCTTTCTTTCGTTGGCGACGGCCTCAGCAGCGGCAGCAGCCTCGATCTGAGAAACGAGCTGCGGCTCTGCCGTTCTGAGTTCTTCGGTGGTTTTGAACATTGTCTTTGTTCCTCCTTCTTCGTTTGCTCCGGACGCTTTCGCTCCGGGCTTTTTAATTTCGGCTGCCTTGGGAGCAGCTGCGGGAATACGGGTGATGTTCAGGCTGTCGGGGATGTGCAGCCCGCGGATGTCATGCTTGACGCCGGCGACCATGAGGACGTCCTTGCCGATCATCTTCATGTCCGGATCCGCTCCGGTGAGAAGCTCGTCGGCGAAGCCGTTGTCGATGGCCTCCTTGCCGGTCATCCACGTCTCTTTGTGCATCATGCTCTTGAGGTGGTCGACCGCGTCGCCGGTCTTGGCTGCGTAGATCTCAGCCGTGGCGTCGATGCCGGCGTTCAGCATCTTGATGATCGCCTTCAGGTCGTCGATGTTGCAGTAGTCGACCACGGTGCAGGCGGGCTCGTGGATCATCACGAGGCTGCCCGGGTAGACCTGCACGGTGTCGCCCGCGCACATAATGACGGAGGCCGCGGAGGCCGCGATGCCTTCGACCACGACGTTGACGTGGGCGCCGAGGGCCTTGATGGCGTTATGGATGGCGATGCCGGTGTAGAGATCGCCGCCGCAGCTGTTCAGCTTGACGGTGATCTTGCTCTTGCCCTTCACGGCCGCGAGGTCATCCATGAAGCCCTCGGGCGTGATGTAGAGGCCGGGCTCAGGCTCTCCGGTCCACCAGTCGATCGGCTGCTGACTGACGACGTCGCCGTAGAGGACGATCTCGCCCTCATCTTCGGAGACGCTCGCGATGTTCCAGCACCTCGCAGCGGATCCGGCCGCCGCCTTAGCCCCGGCCAGAATTGTCGGGCGGGGTTTGAAGCTGTTCATGTGTCAGTTCCTCCTTCACTCTCTTGGTGATCTCTGCCGTGATGGCGCCGATCGCTTGCGTGATCGGATCCTTCGCGGCGTTTTCTTCGAGGCCGTGCTCTTTGAGGAGCTGGCGCTCGATGTCGAGCTGCGTGACGTTCTCCTGCCATTGGCCGCCGTTCAGGCGGATCGTGCTCTGCTCGTGAGTGCTGAAGCCGTGCTCGATGGCCATGGCCTCCGCCTCGATCTCCTTGGTCGGGTCGAGCATACCCTGAGAGGGTCCGATCCACTCGCTGCCGAGGTAGGCCTTGTGGATCCGCGGGTCGGAAAAATATCCGGGCGCGAGGATCCTGCCTCTTGCGATCGCTTCACTCAGCCAGATCTCGTAGACCGGCCGGCAGAAGTCCATCGTGAACCACTTCCGCCTCATTTGGAACGCCTTCCACGCTTCGAGCAGCGCGGCGCGGCTTGCGGAGTAGCTCGCGTTGAAGGCCTTCAGGAGCAGGTCCTTCGGGATCTCGAGCGCGGCGCCGACCTGTGTGGCCACGGCCGTCACGAAGGCGTCGAAGCCGTTGGCCGGTCGCTTCGGATCCGCAAAGACGACGTCCTCGCCGGGCTCCATGAAGTTGATCGTCCCGGCGCCGAGCTCGTACTCGTTCGGATCTCTGCTGACCTCCTGACCTGCAGGAGCTCCGCCGACTTCGCCCCAGCCGACCTCGTTGAACGGGTTGTCGGAGGCGCCGGCGGTCGTCTTGACGAAGGCCGCGAAGCAGCTCTCGATGTTGGCGGCCGTGAGCTCCGCGTCGGTGTACCTGCGAAGCTGCAGCAGGGGCTCGATGACCGGCGCGAGGTATGTGACGCCTCTGTACTGGTCAGCGCGTTCGCTCTCCATGAGCTGCAGGATGTTCGGCAGGCCGGTCTTGGCTCCGTATGCTTCCACGCGGACGAACTTCTCGGGATCGCTTCCGACTTCGCCCGGGTAGGTGTTGGCGACGTGGTAGGCGACGATGGCGCCGTTCTTGTCGACCTCGACTCCGTCGAAGATCTTGTTCCCGTTCTCGGCTTCGCCGTCCGTCATCATGGTCCCGGTCTTGCCGGGGGTCCGGACGCGGTCCGCCTCGATGATGTGAAGCCTCAGCGCGTAGGGCATGAGGGGCGTCGGATCGTACTGTTTGATCACGACGAAGCTGTCGCCGCTCGTCAGCCATGAGCTGAAGGCGAGCTGTTGCATGGCATAGAAGTCATTGACGCCGGTGGCGTCGCAGGCTCTCTTGTTGTCCGCCCAGAGGGCGAACTCTGCCTCGGTGTGCCGCTGCCATGCTGCGGCCTGCTCCGGTGTCATGCCGAGCGTCTCGCTGTCGATCTTAGCCTTGAGCTGCAGACCCATTCCGATGACGTTGGTCCGGTTCGTGGTGATGGCCGACTTGGCGATCGGGGTGCTCATGCTGAGCATCCTGCCGCGCTGCCTGAGCGTGGCGTTGTTCCAGTCGATGTCCTCACGAGGGGACCCGCTCCTTGCCGTGAAGCCTTTCAGCGACTTCTTGCGTCTGCTCGCTCCGGCCTCGCTGTACCCTTTGTTCACGGGTCGCGGCGCCGCCGGCTTCTCGCTCGGTCTTTCCTCAGGGAGCTCCCGGGGCTTTTTGGTGTTCTCGCTTGCGATGGTGCTCACCTCCTTCTCGTAAAAAATGGCGGGTCCCGGAGAGTAAAGGAGCCAAAACTCCCCGGGGTGGTCCGCCTGTTATAAGACGCCGGACGGCGTCGTATAACCGATTACCAGTCCATCGGGATCACGCCGACGGACTTGCGGGCCTTGCCGCCCGCGATCTCGGCCTCAAGCTCGTCGACCTCGTTCTCGAGGGCCTTGATGTGGGCCTTCAGTTTGTCGAGATCGAGACGGGTGAGGCTCCTGCTGCCGATGGTGTACGACTGAGCGTTTCCATCCAGCAGGTCGATGTATGCCTGCCGGGCCTTTTTCAGCGCCTCGCGCTTGAACTCGAGGCGGGCCCAGAGCTCTGTGATGTCTCTTGCCATGGTCTCCCTCCTTACCAGTCGTCGTTGGTCTGCGTCCGGATCCTCTTGGTCCGGCGCGGTTGCTGCGGTACCGGCGCTGCCGCGTCCTTCGGCGGCAGGGTCGCGCCTTTGAGCCGGCGCTCGATCGCGTCCATGTCCGGGTTGATGATCCGGAGGCCGGCGTTCGCGTAGTTGCGGCAGTCGAGCGGCTCGTTCCTCTGGTGGCCGGGGAGCTTCTCCCACGCCCAGCGGGTACCGCGCTTCGTGTTTGTGAGGACGAGGTGCTCGCTGAGGAGCCCGTTGAAGTACTCGACGTCGTAGCCTGCCGTCTCCTCCTTGGGGAAGTGGCAGTACTTCGCGCCGGCCTCGCCGACCTTCAGGTTGCTCATGATCGCCGCCTTGCCGGCGTCGACGCCTATGGTGTAGAGCCAGCAGGTGACGGCCTTGTTCTCCCGGATCGGGACCTTTGAGGGCGGGCTCGTGAAGGGGTAGCCCTCGCCGCCTTTGCCCTTGATCGCGAACACGCGGTAGGGCTGCCGCGCTCTGCAGGCCTCATAGACCTCCTGAGTGAAGTGACCGCCGGAGTCGACCAGCGTGATCGAGATCCTCAGGCCCCGGCCGTTCTTGAACTTGTAGACGTGCTGGATGATGTCATCCAGCCGCGCCCAGACCTGAGGCGTGTCCGGGCGGCCCATAATAAAGCCGCGCTTGATGCCCCAGCTCTCGCCGTACTGGCCATGACCGACCACCTCGTACTCGAGGCGGTTGTCCTGTGTGTCGACGCCCATGGTGAGCACGAGCACGCCGTCGGGCAGCTCCACGGGGGAGCCGTCCTCGTTGTGGCCGTAGTCCTCGCGGCGGGCGAGCATGGTGTCCTCGTCAGCCAGATCTCCGCGCTCCTCCCAGAGCTTGCCGAGGAGGGTATTCCAGACGACCTTCAGGCGGAGGGCGTCGTCCTTCGCTTCGAGGAAGGCGATGACGATCTTACTCCACGGTGTCCACGGAGAGGAGAAGGAGTTCAGCCAGAAGGACCGGACGCCGGTCTCGTAGGCCTCGGGGTTTCCGGCGATCCATTTCGCCGGCTGCTGCCTCATGGTCTCCTCGGGGATCAGGCAGCCGCATTTCGGGCAGACCCATGAGATCGGCCCGTTCAAGCTGTAAACCTTCCGGCCGCCGATCTTGGCGACCTTTGGGTCGAATTTGATGTTGTCGAACTCTATCTCGGAGTACTCGCCGCACTCCGGGCATAGATGGCACCAGCGCTCCTGTGTGCCCTTGTAGAAGCTGATCTCGATGCTGCTCGCCCCCTTTGTGGTCGGCGTGCTGATGTCGATGGCCTTGCGGTTGTAGAACGTCGTCTGACGCCGCTCGGCGAGCTCCCACGGGTCGCCCTCGGCGCCGGCGCTCTTGGCCCAGCGGTCATGCTCGTCGCCGATGATGTAGCGGGCCGGAGTCGATGCGAGCGCTCTCGGCGTGTTGGATCCGATCAGCGTGATCGACCCGCCCGGGAATGTTTTCTGCAGGATGGTGTTGCTGCTGACCTTGGCCTTGACGTCCGCGACCTTGTTCCGGATGGCCTTGCAGTCCCGGATCATAGGCGCCAGACGTTGCCGGCTGAACTTCCGGGCCTCGTCGAGGCTCGGGTGGATGTAGAGGACCGTGCCGGGGTCTTGGTCGATGATGTAGCCGATCGCGTTCAGCTCGAACTCGCTCTTGCCGACCTGCGAGGCTGCGACCATGACGATCTTGTGGACCTTCGGATCCGTGAAGGCCTCCATCGGTTCCCTCAGGTATGGCGTCCGGGACGTTCTCCACGGTCCGGGCTCCGCTGAGGTCTCCGGCGAGAGCCGGCGCTTCTTGTCGGCCCACTCGGCCACGGTCAGGACCTCGGGCGGCTGGAAGGCTCTGACGGCCTTGCCGACCACGGCGTTCAGGCTGGCCAGCTCCGCCGTCCTATTCTTCGTCGTCAATGATCTCCGCCCCCTTCCGTTCCTTTGCCCTGCGCTTGAAGCGCTCCGGGTCGTACTGGTAGGAGGAGAGAGCGGTGAGGATCTCGTTCACCTCGTCCCGGATCCGGATCGACTCCTCCTCGGGCGTCTTGATCTGGGCGGTGTCCATGGCCAGCCGGCCCGGGAGCGCGGTGATCATCCCGCGGATCTCAAAGACGAGATCCGTGAGGACCGCCTCGACGTCCTCGCTGCGGTGCATCTGGCCCTCGAGCTCCTCGCGCTGCATCATGGCGATCGCGGCCTTGGCTTCCTTCAGGTTGGCCTCGGCTTCCGCCTTCCGGTCCTCCCACGGGTTGCCCTTGCCGGAGTTCTGCGAACGCAGGTACCGGATGTAGGCCTTGACGGTCTCGACCAGCAGGTAGCGGTCGCCGGCGGGCGTCTTGTACTGCTTGAAGATGCCCTCCTTGCGAAGCTGTCCGACGCGCTGGATCGTGATGTCCAGCAGCTCCGCGACGTCCTTCGCTTTGACGTAGCCGGGCGACTCGGCCGGCTTCTTTCTTTCGGCCATCCGATCACCTCCTTGCTGCGTCCTCGGCCTCCTCTGCGGTAAAGTAAAGCGCCGAAAAACTTTCCCGGCGTCTGCGCGATTTTTGGGCTCGCGAGCACCGCAGGCGTTTTAGGCGGCTGGAAGGACCCGCGGCGCGGCGTCGCGCAAAAAAAATCGCGGGCGGATCTTCCTCGCCGCCGGTCGGAGGTGGCGGGGGTGGCCCCTCGGCCGTGGCTGGCCTCGGGCTCTGGCCTTGGCTCGTCGGCCGCTTGGGCGGGCGGCCTCCTGCCGGGCTCACTTCTTGGCGAGCTCCTGCTGCAGGTGGTGTTCGAGCCTTTTCCCGAGGCCTTCGTCGATGTTCTTCTTGATCTCCTCGCCGACCTGTTCGTTCGTGATCATCTGCGGGATGCTCACGGTCTTGATGCTCTTGATGTCCGTCCGCTCCTCGCTCTCGCGCTGGAAGGGGATGTAGCCGGCGCCCTTGTTGGTTCCGAGGAATACCTGCCCGGGGAACGTGACGCGCTTGCCCTTCTTGATCTCTGCGCTCACCTGATAGGGCGCGAGCGGCGTGACGGTGGCCACGTCTCCGGCGGCCTCGCTCTTGATGTTCTGCCCCGGGATCAGCCGGGTGTCCTTGGCCCGCTTCTTTGGCGGGGTGGACGGTTTCATCTTGAAGTGTGTGGGCGTGAGCAGCCGGCCGGAGTAGACCAGACTGATCTCGTCCACGGTGACGCCGGCGACCTTGATCTTGCCGATGCCCTTCTTCACGCCGGTCATGGCACCTTTGACTTCGGACTTCTTGATGGCGTAGTACTCGGTGACGGCCGCGCTGACCCATGCAGGGGCTCGGCTCTTGAAGTCGGAGACGGTCCGCTTCACGACGGTCTCGCTCTGTTTGTTCATCTTCTCGAGCTTAGCCTTCAGATCCTCGGCTCCTTCGATCGCGATGTTGATGGAGCCCTGTGACCATCCCGCTCCCTTGGCCATGGCCTTCACCTCCTTCCGCGCAAAAAGCAATCGCCCGGGGATCTTGTGGATCTCCGGACGCCTTTTCTGGTCCTGTCCTTGTGTTGTCCTTTGGATGTCCTTCGGACGTCCTGCGGACTTTGTTCAGCGTATAGGATAGCACGGGGCCTATGTCTCTTTCAATGTCATTTGGGTGTCTTTTTATGTCAACGCCCTCAGGAGCCCCGTGCGGCCTTCTTTCCGCCGCCTTTGTCCTTCCTTTCCATGAGCTCGTCCTCCGCTGCAGCGAAGCCGAGGAGGGCCGTGCCGTGCTTCCGGAAGGTTTGCCTCAGGTAGTAGTCGGCCTTGGTCTCGTAGTCGTCCCGGGTGGAGTAGAGCGCCGCGGCGATCGTTTCCCACTTGGCGCCGTCGAGGTACCGGAGCTGGATCACGGCCTGCTCGTCCGGCTTGGTCATGGCCTTCGTGATCAGGAGGATCGCGTCGTACTCGGCCCGCTCCTTGGCGATGTCCTGCTGGATCTCCTGCTCGAGCTCGATCTTCCTGCAGATGGCGTCGATCATGCGGTCGTTGCCGGATCCGGGCGGCGCCTTCGGCATATCGGAGATCTGAGGGCTGCCGACGCTGGTGAGCTTCTCGGCCATGCGCTCGAGGCGCTCGGTCTTGAAGTCGATGGTCTGCTGCAGATCCCGGAAGGCGGTGAGGCGCTTCTTGGCTCTCTCAGCTGGTGACATTTCTCTTTCCTTGTCCATGTCTTTCCTGGTGCATCATCCGTTCTCACCTCCTTCGTCTGCTCGGGCGAGCAGCGGCTCGATGTCCGAGCGACTGAGCTCCCTCCCGTTTCGGATGCACTTCACGTTTCTGTCTCCGGTGTGCCGGATGTATCTCTCGACGATGACGTCGGTGTAGGCCGGCGTCAGCTCCATGACGTAGGCCTCGGTGTCGTGATCTTCGCAGGCGATCAGCGTGGTCCCGGATCCGCCGAAGGGATCATAGAAGCCGGTCGCCCATTCCATGTTGTCGACGACGTCGCTCAGCAGCTCGAGCGGTTTCTGCGTCGGGTGCAGGTCGTTCCCGGATCTTGAGACGCTCAGGACGTTCCCGTAGCCCTTGTGACCGTCGAAGTGAGTCGAGGCCCTCGCCGCGAACATGAGGATCTCGTGCTGAGATCTCCATCCGATCCCCATGCCCGGCGTCCCCTTGTCCCAGACGATCATCGACTTCACGCCGTAGCCCGCAGCCTCGACGAGGTCGAACAGGTACACCCACATTCGCCAGTCGGTGAACACGTAGGCGAAAAGACAGGGGAGATCCTTCAGCGCTGCGGCGATCAAGTTCTGGTAGCCCCTCGTGCTGAGGATGTCGTTGGCGATCATCGGCGTCTTGCCGTCCTTGCGGACCGTGCCGATGCTGCCGTTGCTCTTGCTGCTTTCCTTCTGGCCTCCGGAGCAGTACGGCGGATCCGTGAGCAGGACCTCGGGCTCCGCCCCGTTCAGGAGGAGATCCCGGTCGGCCTTCATGGTGCAGTCGCCGCAGACGACCCGGTGGCGGCCGAGGATCCAGAGGTCCCCGCGCTGCGTCACGGGCTCCTCCGGAGGCTCGATGCTTTCCTCCTCGTCGGGTTCGTCCTCTCCGGGATCTTCGTCGTCCTCGTCGTCGGATCCGGCGGTCAGAGCGTCGACGATGGCGTCATACTCCTCCTGCGAGGATCCTGCGAGCTCGAGAGGGGCTCCGGCGGTCTGGATGCCGGCCAGCAGGTTCGCGGCGAGCTGCTGATCAGTCTCGGCCAGCTCGGCGATGTAGTTGTCGGCCCAGAGGTCGGCCAGCTCGGCGGCCTCGCTCTCATAGTTCTGGTAGTCGACCGGCGCTTCTTTGAGTTCTTCGAGTTCTGCAGCCAGAAGCCGGCCGTGTCCCTTCACGATCATGCCGGAGCGGGTGCTGACGGTGATCGGGTTTCTCCATCCGTTCCCGCGGAGCACGGCGCCGAGCTTTTTGACCTGCTCGGGCGGGTGCCGGTTCGGGTTCTGAGGGTTCGGGATCAGGTCGGAGAGGGCCACGATCGCGTCGTGGGCGCAATAGACGGGGATCCCGTCCGCCCACGCCTTCGGCTGCGTCTGAAGGTTGTCTGCCGGTGTCTCTGCTTTGGTCTTTTTCATGCGCTCGTCCTCCTCACTTCTTCCTCAGCTCGTCGCTCACGACCTTGCCGGTCATCTTCACGAGCATGACCAGCAGGATGATCACGAAGAACGCGGCCGTGATGGCCAGCGGGATCCAGAGAGGAGAGAGCACCCAGACCCAGCTCCACTCGATGACGTGGGTGAGCTTCAGGATGATGAAGGCGAGGCCCAGAAGGCCGCAGAAGCCCACGCCGCCGCCTGCTGCCTTGCTGCTGTTTTCGTTTCTGTTCATGGTTTTCCCTCCTTAGGTCGCGGCCTCTGTCAGGAGGAGGCCCTGTTCGAGCCTCTCGATGATCTCCTGCAGGTCTGGGTTGTTCATAGCTTTGAGCAGGTCGAGGATCTCAGAGATCTCGGCCTCGTCGTAGATCCTCGCGCCTTGGTTCCATTGTTCGGAGACGCGGTAGGCGAGCAGGACCGGGTCGTAGATCACGATGTCGACGATCTCGTCGCCGAGGTAGGAGATCTCCGCGCCGGCGTAGGTGGATCGGTAGATGCATCTTCTGTCATTACGCGTTTACTGCAAACTACTGCAAAGTTACTGTAAACCTATGATGAACAGATATTTAATCTATGGTGACGATCCTGACGATCGCGACCTTCTCGAGCGGGATGGTGTAGACGCCCGGCGCCTCGTACTCTCCCTTGTCCCAGAGCTCCTTGAACTCCTCGATCGGGGTGTCCTTGTAGGCGTCGTCGGCGTCGTGCATGGCCTTCATCATGGCCTCGCCGGCCTCGTTGTCGTGCTCGCCGTAGCTGACGAGGTGGAAGTCCTCGTACTTGTCCCAGTCCCAGAGGGAGACGAGATAGAGGTGGCCGTCGAGCGGGGTGTCGGTGTCATGCACCCGGCCCCAGCAGCAGAAGGGCTGGTAGGTGGTGCGCTCCGGAGCGATCGCGGCCGCTGCCTGCTTCCTTTTGGCCTCCGCCTTGCGCTCCGCTTCCTGTTCGCCGACCTTCATGCCTCTCTCGAAGCCGGAGCGGAACAGGTTCTTGACGTAACCGCTGAGCTCGCGGCGGTCGTAGTTCTTGATGCGCTTGTAGGCCTCGCGGCTGATCAGGTCCTTCTCCTTGAGGTTGTCCTTGGCCCCGATGACCGGAGCCTCTCGTTCTCGGCCTTCAGGCTCTTGATGGTCTCTCGCTGGTCCTCGATGACGAGGTCCTTTGTGGCTGCCTTTCCTTCCGCTGCGCGGAGGGCCTCCTGCAGGTTGCAGATCTGCCGGCGGAGCTTTGCCCGCTCCTTGTCGAAGGCGAGATCCTTCGCGGTCTTTTGGTATGGCTTCATGCTATTCCTCCTTCCGGAAGATCTTCCGGATCTTCATTCTGAGCCCGGCGATCACGATGTAGGCGATCACCTTGGCCCATGGCTGCTGTCCGTAGCCGGCGCGGATCCGTTCACGCCGCCGGCGTCTTTCGGGAGTCACGTCGGGCCTCCCAGCGTGTCGCGGAGCTTGGTGAGGCGGTTGATCGTCCCGGTGATGTCGGAGCGCAGCCAGTCGATGTTCAGCTTCCGGAAGGCCTCGAACTCGTCCATCACCTTCTCGACCTCGTCGTCCCGGTATATGGAGAAGCGGGCGGTCAGTTTGTCATAGGCTTCGAGTTTGGCCGCTTCGCGCTGGATCCGGTCGGCCATGTAGCCGCGGTGGCGTTCCGCTTCGTCCTTGCCTTCCTGCTTTCCGCGCTCGTACTCCTTGCGGAGCTCCTGATCCGCAGGCTGCCGGGCTTGGATCGCTCTCACGATAGAGGCGAGGAAGCCACGGGGGACGGCCTTGTCGGCCTTCCTGTCCTCGAGCGCGAGGGGCTTGCGCTTGAAGCGCGTCGTGCCGTCCTCGTTCACGATCAGGATCCCCCACTTCTTCGGGATGATGTCCATGAGCGGATCCGCGACGCCGGGCGGGACCGCGATGGTGTAGTAGTCGATGACGTCGAAGAAGGCGACGTGTTTCTCCGGATCCTCGAGCTCCCTGTGGAGGTCGCTCGTGCTGACCTTGATCTCGAAGCCGTCGATCCGGAAGCCGTTGGAGTTGTAGCAGTCGAGGACCATCATGTCGAGGCGCCGATGGCTGAAGCCGGTCGTCAGGCCGACTTCCTCGGCGATGGCATATCGCCGGCTGTCGTGGTATTTCGTCCGGAGTGCTGCCCGGATGTCGTCTGCTGTCATGTCTTGCCTCCTTCCTTGTCCGGGATGAAGTACTTCTCGCCTGTGAAGGGATCCCGCGCAGCTCTCACCCAGTCCTTGCCGTTGTAGAGCTTCCACTCGATGTCCTGCGGCGCGTTCTCGTCCCAGTTCCAGAGCCCGAGCTGACCTTTGACCTGCGGTACCTGCTCGAGGATCCTGACGTTCCGGATCTCCCATGCGTAGCGGCCCGGCGTCCAGTCGCCGAGGGCGACCTCTTTCGGAGTCGGGACGAAGTAGTCGCCGAAGCCCGGCGCGTGTTTATCCTCGACCATGCTCTCAGCTCCGACGTCGATGTTCTTGGCGATGTCGACGTCTGTGCCCGGGTGGCAGACTATGTACCAGCAGTTCACGAGCTCGCCGATCGCGACGATCCCGCCGCAGGGGAGCCAGAGCCAGCTCCCGAGCTTCTCGTTGTGGTTCGCGTACTCCTCGAGCCCGGGCGTGATAGGAACGCGGAGCGGGCTCGACTTTCCTGCGTGGATGGCGATCGGTCCTCTGTACTTGGTCGGCCAGCTTCGGGTCTCGTAGATCTTCTCGCCGACGGCGATCAGGCCGGCCCATGGTTGGCGGATGGTGATGGCTTTATAGATGCTCATGTTGGCCTCCTTCTGTGACGGTCTGCGTGCGGGCAGGTGGCGAAGTGGCTGATGTAGCCGGTCAGAGTCCCTTCCGGATCTCTTTTGCCTCGCTCGACCTTGCCCTCAGGCGTTACGAAGGTCTCAGGACCTCCGCCCCGCTCGAAGCGGATCGGCTCCGCGTTGACCGGCATGGCCTTCCCGGCCGTTGTCCGGATCCATCGGACCCTCGCGCCGCAGCTGCGGCAGTAGCCCATGTCGTTCATGCTCTCACCTCCACGCGGCGCCAGACGGCCTCGGTGGCGTCGGATCTGGTCGCCTTGCGTCGCCCGCAGGTCTCGACGATCCCCATGTCCTTCAGCTCGGTGAGCCTCGGGGCGACGTAGTTGCGGTTGAAGTACGGGATCTTGCCGGCCTTCACCAGCTCCTCGGTGATCTCGCTGACCGTCATGCTGCGGCCTCCCAGAGTTTCGAGCACGAGGCGGGCGCGTTCCTTCACTTTCGGGAGGATGGCGTCGTAGCTCTCGCGGCGTGTCTCTTTCGTTATTTCGTTCATGTTTGGCTCCTTTCCGGGCTCTTATAGGAGGCCCTCTTCCTTGATCGCTTTCCTGCACCTCGGGCAGATGTGAGATCCTTCGCCTTCGTAAGGCCGGTGTCTCGGATGGCGAGGATCTGCTCCTTTACCTTTTCATCCATGTCAGTCCACCACCTTTCGCACAAGGTCGATGCCGTAGATGACGTTCAGGCCGGAGCCGTTGTCCCAGTTCACCATGAGGCTCCCGGTATCATCGACTCCCGTGACGGTTCCCTTAGTGCCGGTGGGCGGTGCCTGCACATCGTCCATCTGGAGAAGCTCTACACGCGTGCCTGCAGGATAGCGGGAGCGGAGGCCTTCAAGCTGCTCTTTTGTGATCATTCGCATGCTGCCACCTCCTTTTCCGGTGCGCCGTTCTTCCAGCTGGAGTTGCCGGAGAGGTTTTTAAGGAGAATCTTGCGTTCTGCCTTGTACTCGTTTCCGATGAAGCCCAGCCGCAGGAGGAAGCAGCGGAATGCGTACTTCTCATTGTCGACTTCCTTTTCCGTGGCGCTGATGCGCTTCAAATCCCGGCTCATCTTTCCAAGGGCTGCGATGAAGTGTGTGTAGGCCTTGACCGCGTCCGGTTCCGGCATTTCAGTAAACCAAGGGAAGCTGATCGTATCCTCCGTGACCTCAATGCCAAGGTCGTCAATGCCGAGCGCCTTCTTGATGAGGCTTTCCTTGGCGGTGAGGAGGTTGGTGAGGTTTCCGACCGTCACCTTGTCGAGCGGGAGGCTGACCGTGAGGCCGGTAGCATCGTCCGCTTCCTCGTCGGTGCTTTCGACTTCCTCGCTCGTCTCAGCGGTGAAGCCGTCTGCGAGAAGGCTCTCGATGATGCGCTTCAGCTTGTCATCGTCCTCGCAGGTGACGCCGCCTTCCTTATCGACCGTGATGTCGCCGATCTCGTAGGCGCAGGTCGGCATGAACTTGTAGACCGCCTTGTCGCCGGTGAGGTCTGCGATGGCCTTTACCAGCGCTTTTCTGTCGTTTCCGGTTACGCTGTAGTTTGCTTTCATGAGTGTGTTCCTCCTTTGAAAATGTGGTTGTTTGCTGTGCCTTTCGGCATGTATATACATCACTCTGAAAGCCTTATTTATCAAGTGATTTCCGACATTTTTCGAGGTAGAAAACCGTCAAAAAATCCGGGCAGAAATTGTGTATTATACACCCGCCGTCGGAGAGGTTTCGACTTCCTTTGCGAGAGCTGAATAGAGGAGCTTTTCGCCGTTCCTTATTACATACACATTTTCTTCATCGCCGGTATCTTCCACGTAGCGCCGGAGGATGACAGAGGCGTATTTCGGATCAAGCTCCATCATGTAGCAGATACGGTTCAGCTGCTCGCAGGCCATCAGCGTGGAGCCGGAGCCGCCGAAGGTATCAATAACCACAGAATTCTCCTGAGAGGAGTTTTGGATCGGATAGCCCAGAAGGTCGAGCGGCTTTGAGGTCGGGTGATCCTTATTGCGCTTTGGCTTATCATAGTTCCAGATGGTGGTCTGCTTACGGTCGGAATACCACGGGTGTTTGCCGTTTTGTAAAAAGCCGTAGAGCACCGGCTCATGCTGCCACTGGTAATCGGAACGACCGAGCACGAGGCTGTTCTTTACCCAGATGCACACACCGGCGAGATGGAAGCCTGCGTCAATGAATGCCTTTCGGAAAGTGAGCCCTTCGGTATCCGCGTGGAAGCAGTAGGCGGCTCCGCCTTTTTCGAGGTGGTCAGCCATGTTCTTAAAAGCTGCCAGCAGGAACTTGTAAAATTCCTCGCCCTTGAGAGAGTCGTTCTGGATCGTAAGGCCGTCCGAGGCTTTAAAGGATACGCCGTAGGGCGGATCAGTCAGGACGAGGTTTGCTTTCTTGCCGCCCATGAGCTCTTCCACATCTTCCGGCGAGGTGGCGTCGCCGCACATCACGCGGTGCTTGCCGACTGTCCAGATGTCACCGGGCTCCACAAAGGAAGCCTTCTCCAAAGCAGCAGTCAGGTCAAAGTCATCATCGGCGATATCTTTTTCATTTCCGGTGCCGAGCAGCTTATCCAGCTCACCGGCATCAAAGCCGAGAAGCGAGAGGTCAAAGGACTGATCCTGCAGGTCAGATAATTCGACTGACAGCATTTCCTCGTCCCAGCCTGCATTCAGTGCCAGCTGATTGTCTGCGAGGATATATGCACGCTTCTGAGCTTCCGTCAGGTTTTCTGCAAAAACGCAGGGCACCGTTTCATATCCTTCCTCGCGGGCAGCCGTAACGCGACCGTGACCGACGAGGATGTTATAGTCCGCGTCAATGACCGCCGGGCTCACAAAGCCGAACTCCCTGAGAGAAGCGCGGAGCTGTGCGATCTGCTCTTTACTATGCGTCCGGGCATTCCGGGCATAGGGTACCAGCTTGTCGATAGGTACCTGTTCCAATTTCTGTGTGTTCATTTACATATTCCTCCTGCTTCGAAGCAGCTGTTCCATCACGCTGTCCTGCGGGCTACCCTCAAAGGGCTCGGTGCAGTTCTGCTTCACAATGTCGTAAATCTCATACCAGAGCAGGTTGGCCTGCTTCTGAAAGTTCATGAGTAGCTGCGTGAAAGGGCTCGCAATCGCAGCGCCGGTGGTCGGGTGTTTTCCGAGCATGCCGTATTTGCTGACCGCTTCGGAGCACTGGATATACCGGGCAAAGGCCTCGGAGTAGCTTTCGAGCAGGCGCTTGTTCACCAGCCTCTCGCAGCCGCGTTCTTTGAGCCACAGCCATGTTTCCTTATAGATTTCATCCGCACCGAGGGGCTTGCCGTCCTTCTGTTGGGCGGAGAGGTAATCGTCCGGGCTTGGCATATCCATGCCTTCCAGCTCTACGCCGTCACCGATGTCATCAACATCGAAGTCGGTCAGGTCATCTGTGAAGTCCGGAAGCTCCATGCGCTTTGCAGGTGCGCCTTTCATAATTTTGTCGGCGAGGGCGTCCGGCTTTGAGCCAGCTTTGACACGCCGTCCGCCGCGATAGGTTCCGTCTTTCGCCATGTCTATCACTTCCATTTCTGTGGTGCAGGGTTTAATACCCTGTTTGAATTGCAATTTTTGCGTAAAAGACCCCGCGCCGTTTTCCGGGGA